CCGTAGATATAATCTTCATCAGCCCATTCACCCGGTTCCATCCTGTGAAGCTCTCCATCTGAGCTTCTTGCGTACCAGTAACCGCCTTCATCAGTATAAGCACCTTTAGGCCTACTTCCCTGTGGAGGTGGCTCCCGCTGGTCATCTTCGTTCCAACCTTGTTCTTCCATCAGGCTATTCCTCTTAATGCTTGTAATGCAGCAGCAAGCTCGTCCTCATCGTCTTTAGGACTGAATCTTTGATTTTGTTGTAAAGTTTCAAGTGACCGTAAGCGCTCCAGATTGCCACCTTCTTTAGGTTTAGGAGCATATGGATTATCTAAAACAGGTGGTGCAATTATGAATATGTTTAGAGGTGGGGGAGGAAAGGTTCCTGCTACACCAAACTTAGATAATGCATATCAAACCAAAAGTGGTAGATTTAAATTACCAGGTATGAAAGGACCTGGATTCAAATCACTGGAGGGTTTGAGTAAAAAGATGATGACTCAAGGTGCTGCGAAAACTGCTGGTAAATACATGCCATTTGGTGTAGGAACTGCACTTAGGTTAGGTGGTATCGGTGCATATGCAGGAAAAGGTGATTTTGTGGGTGCAGGTATAGAAACTTTATCTGCATTGGCTAGTTTTATACCAAAAATTGGTACCGTAGCGGCAATCGGATTGGATATGTATAATCTTAACAGACATTTAAATTTAGAAAAAGAAAGTGAAGTTAAAAATAATACTGCAGTCGTACATGATGATAATACAACAATAATTGATAATCAAAAAACACAAACTCAAGTTCTCAGAGAACTTGTAACACAGAACAAATTAACAAGAGATTCAATCGATAGATTGATATTGGGAGATTAGAGGATGCCAATACCTCCAGAAGATGAATTACTACCCGAAGGTGGGACAGGTGGAACAACCGATACTGATACTGGTCAACCAGATGAGGGATTAAAAGCTAGATATGATTTTCAATCAGACTCTGATGGATTATTAAATACTGATTGGTCAAAGGTTGGTTTAAATAACTCTGCTACAATTCGTACAACTCAAACTCAAAACATTGGTCAAGTACAAGAGGCGTTTACAAATATGCCTGGTGCAGAACAACAGAGTATTTTCCCACCAAGTTTTGCTCAAGTTGATGCAAAAACTTATGATGAATTAGGAGATGATGATATACCTTATAGTGAGTTGGGCCCAAATGAAAACTTCAAAGGTAAAAAAAACCTACCACAAGATTCACCAGTATCGGCAGATACCTATACTGCAAAAGCAGCTAGAAAATTTAGACGTCTTGGTGCGGATGTAAGTAGAATATTGGCATTTCTTGCATCACCAGCAGGAATTTCTTTTATCGGAAAACAAGTTACCATGCAGGGAATGAATAAATATGGATTTACAAAAGCATTTAATCCACTCTCTATACTTGGTTCACTTGCAGAATCCATATCTATAAACGGAAGACATTTTGATTCACCTGGAATATCTATAAAAAAAGGAAAAAATGCACTTGCAACTGTTATCGGTAGTGCGGCAGATACAATTGCAAATAATGCTGCAGCAGCAGTAAAGGGTGCAACTGGTAATCCAACAAAATTCACCACTTCAACTTATTATGAAGAAGTTACAAAAGACGATGGTGTAGAAATTGGAGCAAATGCATCTTTTCTACTACATGAGACAGCACAAAAGGATGAGGGTGTTATAGGTGATATTGGAAACGCGGTATCTGATTTTTATAATAGTTTAACAGGTAAAGTTCCGCTAGATGGTGTACGAATAAAACAGAATGCAGATGTATTTCATAAAAATTGGAAAGGTCAAGTAAATTCAACAGATACATTTAGTCTATATGGTCTTGGTGTACATAATACTTTACAAGTACCTTATGGTGGTAAATATGGTGATTTATCATCGGCTTTAAAATTCGGAACATTACATACATTTGAACCGATTGGTAATCAAGATAGTACTACTGGCCCATACAAAGATTTTATTAAATTTAGAATACGAGATGCAATTAATGGTAAATGGTTAATATTTCCAGCACATTTAGGTAATTTAACCGATAATGTTAATGCAGAATATCAACAAGATAGATATATTGGTAGACCAGATGCAGTTCATATTTATACAGGTACGAACAGAAATATTAGTTTTGATTTTAGAGTTGCTGCATTTACAAAACAAGAGATACCCATCATACAAGAAAAGATGAATTATCTTGTAGGATTAGCATATCCTGCATTTCGTTCTAATCTTGGGGATGAGGAAAAAAGACCAATATCTCCGTATGTTAATTTAACAATTGGTGATATGTTTTATAATACACCAGGTTACTTTTCTAATATAACCATTACTGTTGAGGAAAATGTGACTTGGGAAACTAATGATTCGTTTCAAATACCACAAGTATTTACAGTTACTTGTGAATTTGTATACATTGGTAAACACTTACCACAAATGACAGGAAAACATTATGATGTGCCTTGGTTACAAAATAAAGGATTAGGTGATGGTTTCGGTACATTCACTAAAGACCCAAGGTTAGCAGAAAATAAAGATGGAAAACAAGATTTTGTATTCACAGCTGCTGATGCAAACCTTGATAATAATTTTAGGCCAGATGGTTCATTTGAAGTTCAAACAAGTAGAAAAGTTGGTGAGATGAGAAGAAAAGCATCGATAAAAGGTTTAACTGATAACATGACAGAAGTTGATGAGGCTGCTATAGCAAAAGCAAAAGAGGCTGCAAATAATGATGGAACAGGACTTGGAAAAAAGTTTTTAGAGGAAAATCATGAATCATTTAATTCACAAATGAAACAAGCTTTAGATTTACAAAATTTTGATAGGTCGGCTATACCTGATGATGATGTTTTAGATAGTTTTAGTGGATTAGGATAATAAACTATGAATAGATACGAGTATACAAAAATTTTAAGGGATACAGATGGTAAACGATTTAGAAGAAATACTATTTATCCTAAAATAAAACCTAAAAACTCTGATGAAATTTATATGACACAAGAAAGAGATAGGTGGGATACTCTTGCTCATATTTATTATAACGATTCAACATTATGGTGGATTATAGCAAGGGCAAATCCAAGACATTTTAAAGGTTCACTTGCTTGTCCTGTAGCAGTTTATTTGGTTATCCCAACTGAGATTACAGATATCTTATCAGAGTTAGAACGATTGAATT